CGAAGCATCTTGGTAGATACCTTGCTTAGGTTCTTCTTGCCACTCTTGGCACGGATGTACTTCTTAAGGCCCTTGGACATGGTCGAGGTCTTGGGCCTTTTCATTGTGGATCTGCGCGATTTTGACTTGCGCGATCTCTTTGTCGATCTGCGTCGTTTGGTACGTGTACGCCGGCTACGTTTTGTCGAGCGGCGGCGCGACCGGGTGGAAACGCGGCCACGCTTCGAGTACACTGCCTTCCGTGTCTTAGACATTCTTTTCCAAGATTTTACGGAGGAACGGATGATGGTGGCGCGGGTGGCGCGGCTCATTTTTCGGCTGCCGAGTTTGGACTTGACATACCGGCGGCAGCCCGCCGACATCTTCGAGAGCTTGGCGACGCGGCCGACCTTTGTCGACTTCGAGGCAGTGGTTTTTCTGGAAGTCCGCCGCCGACGACGAACGGTTCCATATCGGGAACGTCTGGACACAGCCATATTAAGAAACTTTTACTTCTATATACTATATAATATAAAAAATTTTGGATCCGGATTTTAAGATTATCCAGTAACAATACAAAATTTGCGCGTGTGATTTAAAAGTTTGAATTAATCAAGTAAATTTTATGATGATATAAGTAAATATGAATGCACCAATGTATAGTCCCCGAATGCATCCCGTGGTATATCCATCACAATATTTACCCCAGCCAAAATATGGCATGGAACGCGACGAACCTGGTTCGGCTAGGAAAATGTTTATGATAGGTCTTGTTGTGATTTTTCTAATGTTGCTACTTCTATATACGCTATGGCAACACCCGTATATAAATTCGGTGACATTTACATCCCCACCTGGTGCGGAAACACAGCGCGCCGAATTATGCGGCAGAATAAAGCCAACCGATCGATTTGTCCCGGGTGACTTTATTATCAACAACAAGGGAAAACTCCTTCTTGTTACGACAAAGGACGTGACCATCCACAATTCCGGCGGTAGTATTGAGTTTTCTTTGATTAGAGACACTGAGTATCTCAAGGAAATTAGTGATCCAGAAATTGTTGATCTAAAGTACAATTGTAGTCATGTATTCAAGATGTCTGTGAATAACAAAGATAACCCAACGGATCAGGCAGATGACGTTACAATTGGTAAGATTGATGATCTTGAGCAGTTTATTGCAGACAGTGGGGCAAAATCAACTTGTATGTTTGAGGCAGAGCGCAATACATGTCAGTAAAATAGAACACATATCAATGTATTGTTGTCATATAATTATAAATATCACTAAATGTTGAATTATACACATTCTCCCCGTCTATGTAATAAGAATACATTGCAAGTTCTGGGTTATACATAAATACATGTGTGCATTTCATTGGATACGTGCCATTATACTTGTATTTAAATGTCAAAGAATTAATCTGACGTTTTAATTTTTTATCATGTGTCATTATTTCCGGAATATGAAACATGTATGCAATTGACTGCATACAATAATCATCGACGGAACACAATTCGTGCGTTTTATCTATCATTATACCACTATCATTGTATAATTCGCATTGTGTAGTACCAGGTATTTTGCGAATACATGGATATTCATCGTTTTCACAATTGACTTCTTCTGGTAAAACAACGATACATCGTTTTCCATTCGCAAACATTGCATTTATCATATATGCATACCACGTATCATATGGTAATTTTGATGCATGTTTAAATTTTGCTACTATTATATATGTTTCAATGTCGTCATTTATTTTAATATCTTTAATTACTTCATGATAATTTACATTTGAGATATCTATGATTTTAAAAGGTCGCAATGATACCAACTCTAAATTAATCGGTATACAATTATAAATGTACTCTGAAAAACGTTCAAATGGATCCATTGTGTTATGCTTTCTATCACATTGATAAAAAATCAGCTACTTTTTTACTTTTTGGGACGAAGTGCAGTGGTTTGCGATTCTTCTTTCTGTGCCGATTTACTATTGATAACAATACCAACAAGCGTTGTAACCGCAGTTACTGGGAAATTCGCAAACTTCTTCCCAAGTGGCTCCGGTGGCGGTTTTTCATATACGGTAGCAGGAAGGGCAGGTGGTTCCTGGTTAACAACGACGGCCTTTTTTGGCGGAGGAAGTCGATTCTTACGATTCACCGGAGCATTTGACATGGGTTGATCTGCCATTTCCGGAACTGGAGGATCCGCAGGTTTTACCGAGACCCGGTTATCATCCCAGCCATTTGGCTTTCCAGCAGCTGGGAATCCATCTCGTGTTGGTGGAATTGCCGATGCAATTCTCGCATCTTCAACCATATTAATCTCTTCATCTATCATCTGTTCCGATTCTGAAGGCTTTTTTCGGCAACAGTACATATAAAGGCAGATGAAAAGAACACATGCAAGTGCGGCTGCACCGACTGCAATACCAATAATTGCACCAGTCGATAGAATGGGCGACGATGGTGGCATTAAAGGTGGCGGTGGTTGAGGGGCTTGGTCTGGTAGATATGGCGGTGGTGGCGATGGCGATGATGATGGCGGCGGCGATGGATATGGCGAAGTTGATATAACAGATAGTATTAAAAATACATTCATGATAAAGTATTCTTTATATATATCAATACAAAATTTTACAGTTAACTCACCCGAAAATCATTAGGTAATCCAGTATCTTCATTCATATATTCGGGAACAATCAAATCGGTAGCAAGATACCATGCCAAAATACCACCAACTACCGCAGTCGACCACATAATTGTATGCATCCGTTCATATCGATTTCTTGCCTGAGACGTAAAGTAAACTGACATTAGTAAAATGGATACAAGACCAAGTGCATATTTCATAGTTTCGTATTCGTCGGCATCAAAATTTTGATTACGACTAGTCATATTTACTTTAATACTATGTAAATAATTTTATAAACTAAACGCGATAATGTGTTGAATTTGGCGTGGACGCTTGAGAATTGCGCGTAACAACAGAGACTTCACACATTTCAGTATTAAAAATCGTGTTTGAAGTTTCTGCACCAACTTCGGTTGGTGGCGGTGTGGGAGGAAATGGAACAACGACTGGAACATGTTGCATATTTGGGTCTTCCTCACTAGATTCGGAATTTGTGGTCGCCGGAGACTCCTTCTTGTTAAGAGAAATCGAATCTTTTGGGTAAACGTAGTACATGCCACACATACTGATGGCACATAGACCCCAACCGACCGCACAAATGACATATAGTGCGGAACCAAGACCGGAGATATCCGATTCGCGTTCTTCGGGTGTCTTTTCGTCGAAATTTTTAAGTTCACCGACACCAAATGCTGTTGCAATTCCAGCAACTACGGTAGGTGCCCATGCAGCAATGGCACCTTCAAACATTTGTTCGACCCCGAATGCAAATGGAAATGTTAACTGATCAAAAACGTCACTCAGCATTGCAATGTTACATGGAGCACTCCATGAAATCAGAGAGCCACTTAAAATTCCATACATTGCATATAGCCACCATCGGTTTGGTTGATTTGGAATGGCAAAGAAAAATATGGCAAGGAGTGGAATGCCTACAATCACACTTACTTGCGATACAACAATGCGGCCATATTTTGGCGACCGTTTATATGCATAATCGCCAAGCTTACCGCCAATTAGACCACCAAGTGCTGCACCAATTGCAACGGCAGATGAAATAAAGATAGCAAGAAAGTCGTTAATACCCATGAGCTGAAAATAGTAAAGAAGCATACCAAGGGCGGGCCATGGAGTCGCACCGGTTACACCCTGGAGTGAAATGACAAACCATGTTTTGTTTGTACAAAGTTTACGTACAGCTGAGTGTGTGAGATTCACATCTCCATCGACCATACCGGGAAAGAGTGCTGTGTGATTTGAAATTCCGAATTTCCGTTCTACAAACCGAATGTCATGGTCTGGATCAACAACAAACTTGTTGACACAGTATGCAAGTGGAAAGTAACTAAACCCAAGTAGAAGAAATGGAACGCCCCACTTTGGGAAATTGCCATAGTAGCCTTCTGCCCCTCCAATAAAGGATGATGCACCAAAAACAACGCCAATGAGACCACCAATTCCGGCTGCGAGTTCAAGTTGGCCATACTTTGTACTTCGTTCCTCTAGTTTATAGTATTTTGCAACCATTCCACGCGTGATAATTTGGCAGGGGGCAAGAAAGATTCCCTTGATAATATGGATTAGAAATACACCAACATAGGAGTGTACCGATGCGGCAACCATGCAATTTAGAAAACCGGAAACAACAAGACCAAGTGTAAGAAGTACTCGTCCACTAACTTTTGTGGCAATAATACCCCATATGGGGCCAGTCAGAAAGATTGTAAAAATCTGAATGGTGTAAATTAGTGCTACTTGTGTAAGTGACCAAGTTGATGTGGATTGCATTCCATCATACAATGCATTTGGAAGCACCATTGATGCCCACATGGCCGATACACAAGCGCATAACACTACATATGCATTACGTATAATCTTAGGATGACTAGACATATCGATAAAGACCGGATGAGTTGGTACGCGTTTATACATAAAGAAACATTAAATTTCTACGCATATATTAAAGATGAAACTAACAAACATAACAAAACCAGTTGCGTCTATTTTATTTGACAGAGTATTACGATTTACTGTTATAAAAATCATTGACGGATCGATTAAAGACAGTGCATGTGTCCCATACGATGCAATCTGGTCAATTGATGACGTGGTATCCAAATCAAATAAAACCCGTATTGTTCGTGTCTATGGTGGAATTGATGCATTCATTTGTCTGTTTAAAGAAATGCAATGGAAAGATGCAAATGGTCACATCAGACAGTTTATTCGTGACGATGAAATTCAAACTGAAGTTACATATGGTCAGAATTCAGAAGATGAAAAAAAGCGAACCGAAGAAGAATTTCTTGTTGGGGCATACCCATTGTCAATGCGGCCACCTCGGTTGTATTCATCATGGTGGATGATGTTTGTTGGTGTAATATTAACATACGAACCCACACTTCGTGGCATATTTGCAGAAGGATTGACAGATATGGGGTTAGGGGACCAAGTTGCAAGATGGATCATTAGTGGGGAAGAAGAACCATTGTATGATGCACTCTATGATGCAAACATTCTATGTCCAGTAAACAATATAAAATATACAACCTTTGAAGCATTCGTATCACTCGCATCATTTATTTCCATCCCGGTTGACTTTTTAAAGATGAAGAAAGAGAAACCAAAACACTGGAAACCAAAAATTTATGATCGCGAGGGACATGAAATTGGCATTCCTCATAGACCAATCTCGAATACGAAAGAATCACTTTTAGCATTCGACATTCCCGAACCCCCAGATGCAATCAAAATTAACGAGATTGAATACGAACTAGTTGCTGGCTTTATCGCAAATAAGTTTGCGCTAGTAAAAATTGGCAAGTATTGGATGTCGTTTGACGAAACTTCAGCGTGTGGGATTTGTCCGGTTCTTCACATGACACATCAACCATGGTTGGACAATTACAAATGGATGATACCAAATGCATCCCCCAAAGATTTTAAAAAATCAACGTGGATTTTTATCAAAACTAGTAGTAAATGATAACACCAGATGCGGAATGTATAATATACATGCATTTCATTAATAAATTCATAATTTTTTGTTATATCTTAGGTAAGAACATATAACGACGTCATATAATGTTTAGCAAGATTATCCATATGTTTTGCATCGCAACAGTGATTGCAGAATACCCATCTGGGTTTTACAACCGTCTTACCGAAAATGCACCAAATGTTGGTACATTTCATGGCACTTGCACGTGCCCCGATGGAAGCGAGTACATTGTCGGCGACAATGTCAATCAGTGCGCATCGCTTGCTTGTTACGGAGGAGTAACCGGACAATGTTACAAGTCCAATGTTGATTCGGCACTACCACAACGTCTCATGGTTGAGTGTAACGTCACTGCGCCATCGCCACCGCCAAGCCCACCACCACCATCACCGCCGCCACCATCACCGCCGCCATCGCCACCAACTTCACCATCTCCACTTGCACCGGGGCATGATTACGTTGAGATGTTTACGTCCGACATTACTACATCATTTGCTATCATGAATACAGTGGATTCCGGTTCGGATACTGGCAGTATGGAAGACCGTCGTCTTGCGGAAACAACTTTTATCACGCCAACTGCATTTGAGTACGCAATGTATACCGCGTTTGATGTTATTTACAACATTCCTCGAGTTCACCCGGATTGTGGTATGTTTGAGTCGGACTCGAACAAGTGCATTCGTGTAATGTACGATGACAACTCGACA